GCTCCTCCTCATATTTATAGATAACTTGACCTGCCATAATTCCTACTGCTTCATCAAGTTCAATACCTTCTTTAACTGAATGTTGAATAGCATTTGTCATTCCATCAAGTATTTCATCAAATGCTCGCGCTTTCTTATACACGTCCTCAATCTCTTTTAGCAATCCCTCTGTGTCATTGCCGTTATACGCACTAGCACTTATAACGGATTGTTCAATTTGTTCACGATTATTCATCATTTCCATCTCCTCTAAAATAAAGTTAGTTGCTTCTGTTCCTCGTATTCCAAACCATGTTGCTTTATATATATTTCGAGCTCTTCAGCAGTATCAAATGTCTTTTTAACGCTTTGCCAACCTGGCACGATATGCCCGTGAAAGTAATAAGTGCCATTCACTACATGGATATGTGCCACTCGTTCGTTATCCTGATACAGATATCTCTTAGATCCGAAAAATTGGTTTAAGTATTCTTTGCGCGCGTTATATGTCATAGTCATTGCTCCCACAAGTCAAAAGCTCTTTGGACATAAAACTTCGCCTTTGCTAAATCCTCGTGTCCGTTTTTCAACGGTGCTCTAGATAGATATTTGATTGCATTACCTATTGCAAATGCTAATTGTGGTGGATACTGCGCCGTAACCTGTTCGATAAAATCTATAATTTCAATGTCGCCGTATGTGTAGTGCGCTGGTTGCTTAACATTGTCTTGTATTTCATTCATATCTACTTTTCTGTTACTGATTACACTCATTATGCTTCACTCCATTTCTTGAACATTTGGTTATAAGTGACATCGAACCAGTACGGATCACGTGAATGTTTTTGAGGCGTTCCATCATAAAGCCATGGTCTCAATCTTCTCTTTCTTTCTTCTTCATATTCCGCTCTCACATTTCGTTGGTATAGGTTCAAAATCGCTTTTTTTCTGATTTTTTCTCTCTCTTTTTCTTCATCTTTTATTTGACTCTTCATATATTCAACTTCATCTTTAGATTTTGAGTCTTTTCTTCCACACAATAATTCATCGCCGCGCATTTTATGTTTGTATCTGTATCTAAGAAGTTCTGGAGATATATGATATTTTTCTGAAACTTCTCTCAATGTCATTAGTTTTCCTTTGATACGCACTCTTATAACTTTTCTTCTAGCCATCATTCCACCTCTAAATCTAAAACCTTGATATTTATAACGTTATATTTTAATAGTTCACCTGGATTATTAAATAAATAGTCCGCCAAATTCTCTTTTTCTTTATCAATCTGATTGTAATTAACACTTTCGACTTCTGTAGGAATTCTAATGTCAACAGAAGCATTGATATAAGCTTGATGTTGCATTCAATCACACTCCTAATCCTTCATATAAAACGGAGAAGTAAATCCGTCACTATTCAAATTCAATCCTTTTGCCCAATCGACAGGCTTATTCATGATAGTTTCGATTTCCTTAAGTCCATTTGAACCTCTAGGTATTTCTACAATTACTTCATCATGGACATGTCCAACTATTTTAAAACCTGATGCTTCAAGCCTAGCTATAGAAATCGCAAGTAAATCCCTTGCAGTTGCTTGAACAATATTCTCGACTAACTTCCCACCATACGTTTTTAACTTTGACCATTTACGGTTAAGATCTAAGCCCATAAATTCAACAACTTGACTACCCCAACTATTTTCACCAACTGAAGCTTTTGGATAAGCTAAAGCTCTTCCACTAGGCAGTTCAATCATTAGAAAACCTTTTTTCATATAAAATCTAAGTCCATGCGTATGATGCGTCTTTCGGGATTTCACAGTATTAATTGCAGCCTCTTGGCAAGCCTTCCAAAAATTAACTATGTTAGGATTTGCGTTACGCCAACTATCAACTAAACCTTGTAATTCATTTTCTTCAATGCCCATTTCCAATGCACCCATCGCTTTTAAAGCTCCAGCGCCACCTTGATAACCTAAAGCTAATTCGGACACTTTTCCCTTTTGTCTGAGAGGGTCGCCTTTAGTTATGCTTTCTACCGGGACATTAAACATTTGAGAAGCCGATGCTTCATATATCTTTCCGTGTGTGTTGAACACATCTAAACGCCATTGTTCTTTTGCATACCATGCTATGACTCTTGCCTCTATTGCAGAAAAATCACTTACTGCTAGTTCATTACCTTCTTCAGCAGTAAATGTCGTCCTAACTAATTGACTTAATAAGTCTTGAGGATGAACATTGAGTAATAAATCTAAATCGTCAAAACGTTGTTCTTTAATAAGATCTCTTGCTATTTCTAATTCAGTATCTGAAATATAATGCTTTGTTAAATTCTGAAGTTGTACACCTCTACCTGCCCATCTTCCAGTACCGGCACCGTAAAATTGAAACAGACCTCTTACCCGTTCATCACTGCACATCATGTCATGCATTTTGTTGTATTTTTTCACACTGGTTTTAGACATTTGCAATCTAATTTCTAGCATTTTTTTAGCTTTTCCTGTTGCTTCTTTTAAGTACTCCTGAACCGTTTTCTTTTGTAAATTAGGTATATCTAATCCTTGGTCATCCTTTAACCAAGCCAATAATTGTGTAGGACTATTAGGATTTTCTAAACCTGTTATATGTTTAGCTTGATTAAGCAATTCTTCTTTACTCTGCTTATCGAGCACATTAGCTCCTAACATCAATGATTTAGAAAGCTTAATACCTCTGTCGTTTATATGTTGGTCAAAAACCCAATATGCTTGTTCAATTGCAGTTACTGGAAAGTCTTTAATTTTATGAGCAATCGTCATTTCTACTTCTACATCTCGAATACAGTAATCTATAAATTGTTGCCATTTTTCAAGATCATGTTCAGGCAAGTTTCTTGTTCTTCCTCCATTAACTTTTGTTGGTTTACAAGGTATAGAGAAATAACGAATTAAATTTTTACCTGCTTTATCTTTTTGGTTTTGTAGTCTTAAAACTTCTCCAACTTTATCAAGCGAAGCAGGTAAGCCAATACGCATTGAATTAACCATTGTGCAAATCCATTCTTCAGGTGGCATCTGTTTATTAAAATGTTTAGCAAGACAAGTTCTTTCGAAATTAGCATTGAATGCATACTTTTTTACAGCAGGATCAAAAAGAGCAATTTTAAACGTCTCAAAATCAGCGTGGAAAGGCTCATTATCTACTTTAGTCATGTCAATCGCACTAATCGCTCCACCATCTATTGAATAAGCTATAATTAAAATTTCGAAATCTTCAGCTTCTGTGTATTTATAGGCACCACATTTCGAAATATCATTACTGCTATATGTTTCAATATCTATATTCATAAATCTCAAATTCTTGACACCTCAATTTCTTTAAAATTAAAGTGGGGCTAAAACCCCACCTATTGACTTATAAGAAATCCTCATCATCAGTGTCTAATTCATCGAAATCATCTTCTGCTGCACTTGCACCGCCAAGAGGTTCGCCTTTTTCTACAAGTTGAATGTTGTTCAATCCAACTGCGATACCCTTATTACCATTTGTGTTGAAAGGAAATAGATTAATTGAAGCTCTAATATAATCACCACTTACAACAGTTCCAGAATCCGTTAATCTAATTTTGTTTTGGTCAATAATACCAGGTGCTTGTTTGCTTGATGCGTTAATAAAATAAGCGTCTTGATAATTGACATCATCTTCTCTTTCAGTATCTCCATCACGTAATGGAAGTTTCAGATTTGCAGGAACTTTGCCTCCAAACTTACTAACTTTTCCTTCTTCTTTAGCAGCTTCTATAGCTTGTTCAATGGCTTTTATCGTACTTGTATCTGATTTAGGAATGATTAAACTGATTGAATACTTTGATTCTTGCCCTTCTTGCATACTGTGAGGTTCAAAAATATGTGCATATGATGCTCTTACTTTTCCTGTAATCACTTTAGTTTTATTTAATACTTTTGCTTTCATGTTTATATACCGTCCTTTTAAATTTTTATAGTTTGTCAAAATCATCTTCAGCAGATTGCTTTATAGCTGGTCGTTTATCCGACTCGGTAGCAAGTGTTAATTTACCTTGCGGCTTTTCTATAAAACCCTCTGTAATTTTAGAAAATGCTTTTTTACCAATTAATTTTTCTAAATTCGTAATGCTAAGTAACTTGGTTTCTGTAATATCTTCAGGTTTATAACCCGCTTCAACTAACTTTTCAAGCATTGCTTTTGTATCAGTTATCATTCTTCGTGAACGACCTTCTACAAGCTTCCACCCAGGATAGTTTTTATCATTTTCTTTCGCTTGATCTAACGCATAATGTTCTACTTCATCAGCCCATTTTTTGATATCAGGCAGTTTATATAAAAGTTCTGCAATCTCTTCATCACTTAACAAATGTGGTGGCTTTTGAGGCACATTTTGCATGTATTCTGCACGTGTTCTACATGAATGCTTTATCTTACAGAATCTACAATGACTACCTGCTTTAAACTCACCTTCACCGTTATAAGCAAGTCTGGCTAATGGTTTAACAAAATCGGTTCCCCATTGAAGTAATCTTGATATTGGTAACTCTTCAGTAGAAAAGTTATCTATTCGTGGTTGTATGATAGTCATGCGAACTGTATGAATGTCATACATTAAACTAAGCAGTTCATATGCGCCCAAGCCATATAATCTAAGTTGAGGATTATCTATAGCTGAAACTTCAATGCCTTTACCGTATTTAAGGTCAATAATTTCAAGTACACCACCTGAAAATATAATGACATCACCAGTACCAAAAGATTCAGGGACGTATTTACCTAAATCCAATTTTGTTTCAAATAAAGCTATTACATCGTCATCTCTACTCAAAGCTTCGTTATATTTTTCTTCTACATTAGCTACGTACTCTTCAACATATTCGCGCAACTCTTCACTGTAATATTGATTTCGCTTATAATTTTGAAAAGCTTTATTAAACTCAAACTGTGTTAGGCCTTCATATTTAAGACTGAAATATAACTCACTTAACTCATGAGCGAATGTACCTTCTTCAGCAAAAACTGAACTTTTATCTGCAATACCTTCACTTGCCTTAATACTCGGTGGACAGTTTAGCCATTGTTTTGCTCCACTTGCACTAAGCTTTGCATGAGCTCTATTTGAGTGATCTAGCTTCATGCATTGATTCTCGCCTTCATAAAATCAACAATTTTTTCATAATACTCTTCTTTGATAGTAGATAGCTTATCCGCGCCAAGTTCGTTAAGTTTATTTCTAAATTCTTTCTTATCAGAAGTGTCTGCTTTTTTAAGGAACTCTTTTCCTACTGATAAAACATAATCTTTAGTCAAATCAGCAGAAGTTTCCTTAACTTCTTCAATTGATTCCAGTTGAGCTGTTTCTTCTTTTGGCATTGGTGCTTCTTTAACTTTCTCTTGTACAATTGATGAATCTACAGTTGATAGTTCAGTGTTTAACACACGTAAATTCTTATTTAATAGTTTTAATTCTTCAAAAATATCTTCTAATATTGCCATTGATTAACTCCTCCTTAAAATTGGTTAGCTAGACGAATCATTAACTTGATACGTTCTTCTATTTCTCTAGGGTCATCACTTTGTTCATTTAATCTTGCTAACAATTCAAATTGTTCTTCTAAAATTTCTTTTTTACGTTCGACTACACTTAAATGCAATTGCGATTCAATAACACGCCAGATACCCCAACTTTCCATTTCAATCTTTCCTTTTTTCTTAAGTTTTGAAAGAGTGGATTTTGCATGTGTTTTAGATATCCCAAAAGTTTCAACAACATCATCAGAATTGAAATTGTCATATGTTGCAAAATGTGATAGTATTTTTTGTTGTAAGGTCATATTAATAACTCCTTATATAATTATTTAAAACAATTGCTCATCTTGCACTGTTACTTGCTCCAACAAGTAGCAGTTTCTTTATTCTTCATAAAAGTATTCCTTATAAAATATGAATGTTGCGATACTTGCGAATCCCGCAATTGACCATGCTGTAGTGAAGTATAGAAACGGCATAAGCACAATCGCTAAGACTGTGAAGCACAGTACTGCTAATAGGTAGCTTTTATATGTGTCGCTCATTTGATAATCCTCCTAATACCATTTTTTATGCTTTCTGATCAAATACTCTTCTAATTTAGAAATATTAATCAATGTTCCCGTTGCTGAATAATCAATGTATAAATTTTCTACACCTAAATTATCTTCACGGTAATATTTCAACCAGTTGTATACTGTACTTCTACATACTCCAAACAATTGATGGATTTGTGTAGGTGTTGCGTATAACTTTTTCACAAATTTTTCTTCGCCTCGATATGTGTTTTCTAGTGTTGGTGGTATTATGATTTTTGGCATCTCTATCACTCCTTTAGATAAATGTTAAAGTTTGTTATTATTCGCCCTGTATTGAAGTTCTCTATCTAATGCATAGAAAACTTTGTTTATTTCTAAGTAGCTGTAATCACTTTTTTTAATAAGCTCTAATATTTCCGCTCCTAAGTTACGTTCCTTTTCCGTTAAATAGGATGAAGAAGCATCAGCTTTGCTAGAAACTTGTGGGACGCCTATACGCAATCCTTCTGATCTTGTGTTCATTTGTTTATGCTCCTTTCGTGTATAATGTTGTTATCAACCTAAGGAGGTGATAACATGCCCTTGATATCTGATGAATTTGATACACTTACTAAAGACCAACAATATATCTTGTCCGTACTCTACAAAGATTATTTAGAATGTGTAAAGTTAGGTTCGGTTAAATTAACCTGCAATAATTTTGGAAGTGCTAAAGATATACATACAAAGTATTTTCAAAAACTACATTTCGAAGATGTAAAATACGATTTAAATAAACTTAAAAACTCTGGGTTCCTAAACGGCGTGTATGCTAGTAACACTATTTATCATGTAACAATTTCAGACAAGACTGTTGTTTACTTTGAAAATGAGTTTAAAAACAATTTAAAAAGTATCATTGATAGCATTTCTAAAATTGCTTCAATAATTCCTGGTCTCTAGTTGGGTTTATAACTTCCCAATCATTTGCCATGAGGTCATCGGCTGAAGGTTGCCAATATCTGATAAGGTTTGTCCCATCGCTATTTGAAATGATGCATTGTAAAAAACTATCATTTGTTGGTAATATCTTAGTTCGATGACTTTCTTTCCAATCTTTCCGTGTCATAGAGACAAGATTTTTTGTAGCTATCTTAGTTGCTTCTTGAATGTTCATTTGTTATTCCTCCTTTTAAGATGTTTATGATCCTTTCTGCTATACTCCTGTTATGGAGGTGATAGGATGAAACTTAATCACGATTGCGTTAGACTCTTGCTCTTAGAAATAGAATCTAATAAGAAAATAGGTGAACCACTTACTCGACATAATTTCAACGATAATATTATTTTTGATAAATATGATTTTGAAACAGTAATGTACTCACTTTTAAAATTAGAAGAAGCTAAATTTATTTGTTGCGATCTGAAATTCATCGAAGGCAGGGTCGTTTCTTGGATTATTGATGACATCACTTGGTCTGGCCATGAATTTCTCGATAATATTAGAGACAATAAAACTTGGAACGAAGTTAAAAGAGTCGTTAACAAAACATCCAGTATGTCTCTTAATCTTATGGGGAAATTAGCTTTTCAATATCTTTCTCAAAAATTCAATCTAACTTAAATTCATAACCATCAACCAAGGCATATAAGTTATTATTTACGTATGGTATTTCTTCAATGGTGTTGTTGATGAAATGAGATCGGACCATCAGTTCATATCCGTCATTAATTTGAATATCTAATGGTCGCCTATTACCTTCTTCGTCATAGTAGTAATAGATGACTTTTTTGTTTTGAGCTTGCATTTGTCGTTCCTCCTTTAAGTTGTTTTGTTATATAATTTAGTTATCTCCCAGTGGAAGGAGGTGAAATTTATGGATTTAGAGAAAATTGCTCACGATATTACAATCTCGCTATTACCTAGAGCTCTAGATAGACATAAGATTCATAACGAATGGCAAGAAGTCGGTGATGACGTAATTGCATTCGCTAAAGATAGCGTTGCTCGTGACTATTTCAGCATTTACTCTTCTGTGTTATTGGGATTACAAGAAGAAGAAAAAAGCAGAAAAGATTTAGGATTGTAAGGCAATAGCGCACTTGATTACTTGCACTAATTAAGTGCGCTTATTTAATTAGATATTTCTTACCTTCTCTATCCGAGACCACTTTATATTTTTTTAATTTGCTTTCTTTCACTTTTAACCATTGATTTCCATGCCACACGTCAATTAAGTTTTCGTGTTTTTTATTGAATAGCCTTCTTAGTAGTTTCATTTGTAGTTCCTCCTTCATTCGAAATCATCGATAGTTAATTCTGAAACTCTCTTTTCATAGATATATAAATAATAGTTTTTGATATCTCTATAAATTTTTGCTGCTAGGTTGTATTCACTTTCACTCAAGTCTGAATTAAGTGTCACTCCAAAAATTGATAATGTTAATTTTCTAATATGGTCATGAACATCTTGTACATAAGCTTTTTGATGAATTGATTCGAAGCCATGCTGATACTTTTTTAGCGGAATCGGATGATTGAGCTTCCTCAATCTTCCTAGCGACAAATCTTTTGCGAAATTGAGTTTTTTATTGATTTCTTCTAAATCGTCATTATTGATTCTTACTTTACTGAAAATTGCACCTGAGCTGATTGGTTTCTCGCCTTTTATAGCATTTCTAACTTCTTTCGCTATAATTTCTTTCAACTCTTCTTTGGTTAACGTTATTTGTTCCATAGTGTCCTCCTTATTTTTATTTAGTTGTCACTTTCGAAACTTAAAGTTTAAAAAAAATCATCAACTTTAACATTTAAATGATCTGCTAATTTTTTAGCTTCTGAAGTTGTAAAATCTCTGCCATTAATTCGATTTATCTTTATACTCAATAAACTTCTACTCATTCCGATTGCTTTAGCAACTTCTTTTTGGTTAGTTCCTTTAAGTGCAATCAAGCTTTTTATTTTTAAGTATGGTTTATCTGCTACACTAGTTGTCATTGAACCCCCTCCTTTTGTTTCGTTTGTAACAACTTGATTTAAGAATACATCATAAAAGTTTCGATGTCAACAACTTTTGCAATAATATTTTCCTTGCGTTTCGTTTTCGAAACTTTTATAATGAAATTATCTTATATAAGGAGGGTTTCGTATGGGTATTGGTGAAGGTTTAAAGAAGCTAAGAAAAAATAAAAATATGACTATGGAACAATTAGCAACTGATCTTAATAATAAATATCCCGACTTAATGAAATTAACGAAAGGCAAGATATCAAAATGGGAAAATGAAAAGGAAGAACCTCGATTATCAACTGCCAAAATTTTGGCTGAGTACTTCAATGTGAAGATTAATGATTTGTATAGTGAATCAAATACTACATACAAAGACGATAACGACATCACTTCCATATACAACAAACTCACACCTCCCCGCCAAGAAAGCGTACTTAACTATGCAAATGAACAATTGGAAGAACAGAATAAAGTCACTTCTATAGATGGATATAAAGAGTCTAAACTAGTATCGTATATTGCATGTGGTGCAACTGGTGCTGGCATAGGAGAAGAATTATATGATGACATATTGCATGAAGAAGTATTTTTTAAAGAAGACGAAACGCCATCAAATGCTGATTTTTGTATTTTAGTTAATGGTGATTCAATGGAACCTATGTTAAAACAAGGAACATACGCTTTTATTAAGAAAGAAGATTCTATTAAAGATGGTACAATTGCACTCGTTGTATTAGATGGAGTAAGTCTTATCAAGCGTGTAGATATATGCGAAGACTATATTAATTTGGTATCTCTAAATCCGAAGTATGATGATATCAAAGTCGCTTCGTTTAGTAATATTAAAGTAATGGGCAAAGTTGTATTGTGATTAACAGCGCCTGTGTGGCGCTTTAATATAAAAGACGTCTATTTCAGCAGTGTTTGAAAGGAAGTTTATAATGAAAATAACTAATTGCAAAATAAAAAAAGAAACTATAGTATATGAAGTTTTAACTAGTGGTAATCAACCATTCACTTATGAGTTACCTAAAGATTTATCGTCACATAATGCGCGTAAATACTTGGAATTTATTTCACAAAAAATAGATGGAGATAAGTTAACCAAAGAAGATTCATTATGATTTTACTAAATAAAAAAACGCCTACTAGTGTAGACGTTGAATGGTGGTGAGAATTTTATGGTAGATAAAAACAAAAAACAAGAAACTACTCGTAGTAACCCATTAAACAAAAGTTTTGAAAAGTCAGGCGCCAGCGAAAAATTAAAAAGCACTTTATCAGAAAAAGCTAAGAAAAAAGATTAGTATTCATTCATTAAATATAAATCCAATTTAATTTGTTGTTTAAGGTCTACAAGCGTATGTTTAATATACAATTCATCGTTTGACGGTAAATCAGATACTTTGAAATCTTGTCGCTCAACTTCTAGTAAATCGAAATCGCTACCAGCTGAATTATAGGTTTTAAGTTCACCCTCTTCAATGATTCTGTTTTCAAAGTCTTTTATAACTATAAATACTGGTTTACCGTTGTTATTAAACAACTTGTCTCTTTTGTCTAATAAGCTTATACAATCCAATTTCATAAACTTTCTGGTTATATTAATTAACCAGATAATAAATTTAACAATTAAAGGATTAAATACAAACACTGTTAAAACAAAAATAAATAGAAACAAAATATTTGCTTTTAGACCTGTAAGCAACTGAATTAAATTCAAATTTTTTAAATCAACATTATTAAAAATTATAAAACTATAAAACCATATCAAACATGTTTCAATAGAAAAAATCAATAATACAGGAGTATTGATAACCTTGTTTTTTTCACTAACTAAACCTATCATTGTTAGATATTTATATGGTATGTAACCTAAAACTCCTGTAAGAAGAAGCGCCCCTAGAAATTGAGTCATCTTATCACCTACTTTTTATTTTATTATAACATATTTAGTACCTAGTACTAAATTTTGGGTAGCCCACCTACCCTTATTATTTTTTACAAATTTACAGAACGTACGTTCCTACAGGAGGTATAAACATGTGGATTGAAAAATTTAAAAACAAAAATAACGAAACTAAATACAGATATTACGAGAAGTACAAAGATCCATACACAGATAAATGGAAGCGCGTAAGTGTTGTGTTGAACAAGAATACAAAACAATCTCAAAAAGAAGCAATGTTTCGTTTAGAAGAAAAAATAAAAGAAAAACTGAACAACAAGTCGTCAAGCGAATTAAAAACTTTGACTTTTCACGCGCTATTAGATGAATGGCTTGAATATCATATAAAAACATCAGGTTCAAAGTTGACTACTCTTAATAATATAAAAATAAGAATTAGAAACATTAAACGATACAGCTCTGAGAACTTGCTTTTAAACAAACTAGATACAAAATATATGCAGATATTTATTAATAAATTATCAGATATCTATTCTCAAAATCAAGTAACCCGTCAACTCGGAGATATGAAAGGAGCTATTAAATATGCAGTTAAATTTTACAATTATCCAAATGAATATTTGTTAACTAATGTCAAAATTCCTAAAAGAAGAAAAACAATAGAGGATATCGAAAAAGATGAATCTAAAATGTACAACTATTTAGAAATGAACCAAGTCCTACAGATACGTGATCATATACTAAATGATAATAAGTTACACAAGCGAAATCGCATTTTAATTGCCAGCATCTTAGAAGTACAGGCTTTAACTGGTATGCGCATAGGAGAACTACAAGCACTGCAGGAAAAAGATATAGATTTATTAAACAAAACTATCAATATAACAGGTACAATTCACCGCATTAAATACGAGGAAGGATTCGGATACAAAGACACTACAAAGACTATAAGTTCAAAAAGAAGTATCAGCATCAATTCTAGAACCGTAGAAATTTTTAAAAAGATAATACTGGAAAACAAAATGTTGAAAAGATGGAATTCGAGCTATGTTGACAGAGGGTTCATATTCACAACAAAAAAAGGGAATCCTTTATGTAATAATCAAATCGCCGGTGTGCTTAAGAAAACTACAAAAGCTTTAAATATGAATAAGAAAGTTACCACGCACACATTTAGACATACACACATAACTTTATTAGTAGAAATGAATGTTTCTTTAAAAGCAATTATGAAAAGGGTAGGACATGTAGATGAAAAAACAACCATTCGCATATATACTCATGTAACTGAAAAAATGGATAGAGAACTAACTCAAAAACTCGAAAACATTCCAAGTTAGCTTAAATCCGCCCTTTTTTTGCCCTTATATTTTTTACAAGCTTTATAAAACGCTTGAGAACACTGGCGTTAGAGCTTTTCTTGAAATAAACATATCATCATAATGTGATGGTTCAAATAACATCTGTACAATCAAAGGCTTCATGTTCTTAACAATATCATCTAAATGGTTATCTAAAATTGGTGACACTGCTTTTAAATCATTAAGAAATGGCTCCCATTTGCCTAAAGTATTATCTAATTCTTCTAATTTA